TTCTAAATGATTTAAAAAAAGAAGTAGGCGTAGTAATAGACGAAGCTGAGTTCTCAAGAATAGCTAATGAAGTAACATCATTTGCTAGACCAACTGTAGAAAGTGCTAAAGACATAGCAAAAAATACATTATTTAAAGCAGCATCTATAGGTGGTGTTGTAGGTACAGCACAATTTTTAACAGCTGATGATGAAAAATTTGTAGCAACAGCTAAAGGATTTGCAGCAGGTGTAGGTATATATGCAGCAGCTAAAGCAGCTACAATGTATTTTGGTAGAAGTAGAGTACCTTATCAAAGTGCAGAAACAAAAGTAGAATCAGCATTAGATGCAGCACAATATTCTACTATTAAATATAATTCATACGCACAAGAACTAGCAAACAAAATTAAAGATACATTACCAGATCAATTAGATTCTAGACGTAAAGTATTCTATTATCTAACTGGTGCTACAGTAGATGAGAACTTTAGATTTAATAAAAATGTAAAGCCTTTTAATAAAGGTTTATTATCAGATGCAGAACTTAATGCAGCTAATGACATCTCTAAAATATTTAACGAATTTTATGAAATGTTTAATACGCAGGGTGCAGGTATAGTTAAATATAAAAAATCTAACTATTTACCTCTACTATGGGATGGCTATAGAAGTAAAACAGGTGAACTGTTTAGTTTTACCAATAAGTTTGAAACAGCTATTACTGGAGATAATCCTAAGTTTAAATTTAGTAGATCTAGAGTTTTTGAAGATATTAACCAAGGTCTAAGAATGGGTTATAAAATTAGACCAGGTATGGATGATCCTGCAGAGTTAATGAGATTGTATTTACAGTCAGCTGGTAAAGCACTAACTACACAAAATGTATTACGTTTTTTAGAAACTAATTACATAGGTAGAAGTACAGATATTTTAACTAAACCTTTTCTTGCTAGAACTAGAAAACAAGCTGCGTTTATAGACCCTTCAGAAAAAGTTAATTATACAGAATTTAATCACCCTTTCTTTTCAGGAGATAAAGGGTTTGTACCATTAATACATAAAGGTATAGAACCATCATTACGTATGGTGTTTGATGCAACAACTGAACAACAGTTAATGACTGCATTATTTACTACTAACCTTATGATGAAACGATTAGCTGTAGGCTTTTCATTCTTTCATGCTGGTGCATTAGTAGAATCTTTATGGTTTGCAGGTGCTAAGTTTAAAACTATAGGTAAGTTTTTAAGTCCTAAAACTAAACCAGAAGTATTAAAACAATTACAAGATCCAGGTTATTATCTTACAGATTATCCACACGCTATTAAACAACTAAGAGCTCAAGGCTATGATGATGTAGTTAGATTTGGACAAGGTAGTGGTTTAGAAATATCAATGCCTGAAGATGTTGGTTATGATAGATTTTATCAAAACATAAGAGGTGTAGATACTTTTCTTAAAAGACATTTTGGTATAAGTCAAACAGGTAATATTGAAAGAACATTTAAATTTTTTGATAGAATTACTTGGGATAGAATATTTACTTCTGCTAAATTACATACATTTCTTACATCATTAAATAAAGGTAAGAATGCAATACAGCCTGGCGACACACAAGAACAGTTATATAAAAAAGCTAGGAGAGCTGCACAATTTACTAATGATGCATATGGTGGACAAAACTGGGCACAAGTTACACAAAGAATTGAAAATAAATTTATTAAAAATTTAGCACAAACTACACTAACTCCAGGATCTAGAGGTTACTTACAATTATTATTGTTTGCACCAGACTGGACAATATCTAACATAAGAATTATAGCTAAGTCATTACCAGGATTTGAAAGTGATCCTATGGCTAGAAGGTTATATCAATACTATTTTGCTAGAGCTGCACTTACATATGCAGTAGCAGGATCTGCACTAAATCATATGTTCTCAGGACATGGTATATTAGAAAACACAGATCCAACAAGAATTGACTTAGGGAATGGTGAAGTATTAACTTTCTCTAAACAATTAATGGAACCTTTTCATTGGATTACAGCACCTCAATCTACAGGTCTTAAAAAAATTGGTTCTCTACCTAGAACAGTTATAGAAGTATTAACTAATAAGTCATACTTAACTACTAAGTGGAGTCCCAATATGACTAAAAAAGATGATGAAGCCATTGAAAAAGCATTAAAAATAGGTGGTCATGTTGGTAAAAGATTTTTACCTATTTGGCTGCAACAAGCAACAGCATCAATAGAACAAGGTTTGTTAAAAGAAGGTCTATCGTTAGACTTAGCTGCAGACACTTCTGTTGATTTTGTACTAGGGCAACTAGGTCACCCTAGATACCAAGGGCCTAGATACACACAATACAAAACGAAAGGGTTAGTAAGGTCTCCTTACGAAACATTATTCTAATGAGTAGACATACAGAAAATAAAGAAGAACTTCTTAAGGTTCACAATAGAATAGATCTTATTGATCAAAAACTAGATACGTTAGAAAATAATCATTTAGCTCATATGCAAAAAGATATAGATAGAATTATATATATTATATCAGCTATTGGATTAGGTTTATTAGGACAATTTTTATATTTATTAACTAAAAATTTGTAATGAAATATGTTCTGATACTATGGATATGCAGTAGCGTACCAGGTAATGAATGTAAACTTTTTCAAACACCTGAATATTTGTTTGAAGATGCATACGATTGTACTGTTTATGGGTATAGTTTTTCTCATGAATTAATATCAGAATTTAGTAGAGAGTTTGTTAATGAATATGGTGCATACACAAAGTTTATGTGTGAGATAGATGATAAAACATCTACATAAAGTTGTACCTTAGATGCTAGACTAATTCGCCAAATACTTGTAAAAGATATAATATGCTTCGCAAATCAATACTTGTTATAAGTGATCAACACGCACCATATCATCATATAGATACACTTGACTTTTTAAGTGCAATCAAAGAAAAATATAAACCTGACTGTGTAGTAAACATAGGTGATGAAATGGATTGGCACAGTATATCATTCCATGATTCACATCCTGGTTTATACTCACCTAGTCATGAGCTTGTAGTTGCTAAGAAATTTTTTACTGACTTAGAAAAATTATTTCCTAAGCAATACATCATGGATTCTAATCATGGTAGTTTAGTTTTTAGAAAAGCTACTAAACATGGATTACCTCATGAGATCTTTAAGTCATATAATCATATGCTTGGAGTAGGTAAAGGTTGGTCATGGCACGAAGATTTGGTTATTAAAGCATCTAATGGTCAAAAAATTTACTTCTGTCATGGTAAATATAAAGACGTACTAAAAGTTGCACAGCAATATGGTATGTGTACTGTCCAAGGACATTATCACACATCATTCAAAATAGATTATTGGAGCAATCCTAATGAACTACTTTGGGGTATGCAAGTTGGATGTTTAATTAACATGAAAAGTTTAGCTTTTGAATATAATAAATTACAAAAGTCTAGACCAGTAATAGGAACAGGAGTTATCATTGATGGGTTACCAATATTAATCCCAATGGTTTTAGATAAAAATGGCAGATGGAATAGAAAAATTACCTAGAGGTATAAGAAATAAAAATCCAGGCAATATTAAATTAGGTACTGATTGGGATGGACTGGCAGATGAACAATCTGATCCAGTTTTTTGTGTATTTAAAGAAGCTGTATGGGGTATTAGAGCATTAGTTAAAATACTTTTAACATACAGGTTTCACCATAAAAGATTTACAGTAGAAAACATCATTGAAAGATGGGCTCCACCAAGCGAAAACGATACAGATGCTTATATAGTATTTGTATGTAAACGACTTGATGTTAATCCTACTGATGAACTAAACAATACTATTGAAGATTATTTACCATTAGTAAAAGCAATTATACAAATGGAAAATGGTATGCAGCCATACGATGATGAGCTGTTAGTAGAAGGGATGTACAAAGCATGGGAAGGTTTACCGACAGATTCTACAGCTTCGTAGAAAGTATAGCTATTAAAATTAAAGTTTGGGCTTGGCATAGACGTGTCAACAGACTTTGGATAGAACGAAAAAAGAAAGGTATTAAATAATGTGGTTTAATTTATTATCTATGGGTGTTAAGACTGCAAGTCATATATACCAAAACAAACAAAAAACTAAACAATTAATGTCAGATGCTCAAATGAGACATGCTGAGAAAATGAGTACAGGTCAAATTGAATATAAAGCGAAAGTTATTGAGAGTAATGATAAGGGCTGGAAGGATGAGTTCGTATTGGTTCTTGTTTCCCTTCCTATTCTTGTACTGGTCTACTCTATTTTCACTGACGATCCTGAGATTCGTAATAGATTAGATATGTTCTTTGAATATTTTAAAGAACTTCCTTACTGGTATCAGGCAATATTTATAGGAATAGTTAGTGCCATTTATGGTCTTAAAGGTGCTGACATAATGCGTAAACCTAAATAGTTATGGATAGAGCAGACTACCAAGACATTATTAATGAGTACAAAGAACAAGTACGTACTCTAAAAGCACAAATTTCAGAATTAGAAGATGCATGTAAATCAAAAGATGCAGCACTTAAAAGATCTTTACAAAAACTTGAGTATACAGCTCAAGATTTAGATAAAGCTAATGATGAAATCAATGCAAAAAAACAATCAGAATAAAGTAGGTAACTGTAAATGGTGTAGTAAAGATATTTTTACTAACGAACCATATATGATTGTTCAACAAGAATACTCTTGTGTTAAATGTTTTAAAAATTCAGGACATATGTTACCTTTTTGGGATAAAAATAATAGGTTTAAAGATGAGAGACACAAAATTATTAGAACAACACGTAAAAAAATTAGAATACAAAACAAAAGAGATGATGCTGTTTAAGCAGCTAAAAAAAGAAGTACAAACAAATGCTCATGGAACTAGAGAATACGTTATTAAAAAAGGTATTAATAAAGGTAAAATTGCTAAATGAAAACATTATTTATAATTATATTCTGTCTGTTTTCTACTGCGTTATACGCAGGTAGCACTCAAACTAATACATCTGGATCTAACACAGCAATTGAAGGTGGATATACTGGTGGGGCAACCACATACGAATCTGGGTCTACCAGCACAACAACTTCAACAAACAGTTCTACATCAAATATTAGATCTGCACCTCCTACTGCATCAGCACCTTCATACAATAGTATGACACAAGATGTATGTAGTACAGGAGCTTCAATAGGAGTTCAAACATTTGGAATAGGTGTTAGTGGTGGAAAACATTTTATAGATAAAAATTGTGAAAGATTAAAACTAGCTAGAATACTTAATGACTTTGGAATGAAAGTAGCAGCAGTAGCTATACTTTGCCAAGACGAAAGAGTATTTGAGTCTATGATTCAAGCTGGTACGCCATGTCCTATAGATGGACGTATTGGAAGTAAGGCTATGGAGTTATGGTCTTTATATGATCATGAACGACCAGACTATAAAACATATGTTAAACGTATGAAAAAACGTGAAGTAATAGACAAAGAAATACAAATAGAAGAATTAAAAAAAATTAATTCTGAAGTAATATTACCATTACCTAAACCAATACATGACAAGAAAAACTAATACAGCATTAATAGCATTATTAGGAACTATATTAATGGGTTTAAGTACTTGGGTTCTTATTACTCTAATTGAATTACAAACAATTGTTGCAATGATGCAGCAAGAGTTATTATCTTTAGACAAAGTTTTTGGACGTATATATGCACATATGGATAGATTAGCACAATGAAATGGTGGTGTTTTATAATATGGGGAGCATTATTATGGTTAATGTTATCTTGGTTTGCAAGTTCTGTTGGATTAGCAGAAAATAATGACACAGCATTTAGTACAAATATATTACCAAACGCAGGTACAACAACATCAAGTAAAACTAATTCTAATTTAGATGGTGTTCAATCTGGATCTACAGGTAATCTTACAAACAATTCTACACACAATGGATTTACAATAACTTGCGAAACGCAAGTAAGCAATGCTTGTGGTCGAGCTTTTAATGGTGAGCTAGAAGCATCACATGATATGACTGTAACAGCTACTGGAAGTTTAGTTGGAATAGAAGGAACAAGCACCCCTGATGGCGTATCTCATACTTCTACACAAATAAAACTTAATGGTGGTATTAATCTTACAAGTTCTATTGCAGTACAAAGTTGTGAACATAATGCATCTAATTTTACGTGTGGTAATTCTACTGGAGCAGTAGACTCTTATACTTTAGTTATGAAAGTTAAAGATTCTAATGGAAATACTCTAGCTACATCTACACAAATTAGAACAACTGATTCTGGTTACAATGCTAATGAAAGAGTTTGGAATGATAATTTACATTACAATGGAGTTCATGCCAATCAATACGAATGGTCTTGGACTGGAGTAGATGGATCTCAAAGTACATCTACAGCTACACTTGGCCCTAATTTATTAGGAGCTGAAATGGCATTAGATTTTCCTACAGAAGATTATGAACCTTTATCTGCACAAGAAATTAAAGATATGAACGAAGGATTAGGTACTGCTAATTTAAATGAATCTGAAATTTGGAATGTAATATCAGGATTAGAAGAAAGTATTGGTGAAAAATTAAACTTAGAAACTGGTGGAGCAGTTACAAGCGTAGAGCTTACAGAAGAATTTAAAATAGTTGTATACACAGCACCAGAAGCTAAACCTAAAGAAGTTGCTAAAGTACAAGAAGTTGTACAAACAATGAATAAAAGTAAAACTGTAGAAACTTTAAAACAAGAAGTTATTAAAGAAGTTATTAAAGAATCAAAAACAACAACTACAGAAGTAGTTAAGAATAATTCTAAACAAGAAGTAGTTAAGAACAGTTCTAAACAAGCAATAAAAGAAAAAACTGTAAAATCTAAACTAGCATTAACTATGGATAAAATAGATGCTAAAGTTAAAAATCCTGTTAAAAATTTACAGCTTAAAAATTTAGTAAAAATAGATGCTATGACAGAAGCTCAAGGATCTTTAGCTAGTTACAATATAGTTTTTTATGCTCCAAAAGATATTTATTTAGATCAAATTAACATTACAGATAATAGATTAATATACAATGGTGTTCAATTAGTTAGCTATATAAACAATGATACTATTGGAATTAAAGAAAGAACATTAAACGAACTAAACATAAACAAACAAAGAATATTACTAGAACTTAAGGAGTTACAAAATGGATAGTATTAAAAAAAACTTAACTAACATAGTAGTTATTATAGGTTTAATTGGTTCTATTGGAGCTGGTTTTACTAAATATGGAGAACTAACTACTAAATTAAATGAATTAGAAAGTAGATCTACTATTGATTATTCTGCACAAATTGCTGTACTTGAACAAAAAGTTGAAGCATTAAGTGAACAACATGGTCATATGAATATTCAAATTAATAAAAAAGAAATAGAACTGTTGAAAGTACAATTGCAAGAACTAAAGATAAGCTCATCAAATCCATTATCTCAATAATCTCTTTCTATTATCATTTCAATAAAGTGTATAGCTTTTAACAAATCATCTTTACCACCTTTGTCCTGGTGTCTAATTATATACTTAATTGCACACCCTTCAGGAAATAGAAGTTTGTTTTCTACTACAAATTTACTTGGTTGAATTTTATATTTTTGGTAGTGACTACCTTTAATCTGTTTGTTCCAAACTTTGCTCATTAAATGTTAACCTGTATTTACCTTTATGTTTATATTCTTTTCTTGGTTTACTCAACACTCTATTTTGATCTTCTTTTAAAGCATATAGATCTAATTTCATAGCAGCAGTAAATTTTCTACAAGCTCTTTCAGGATCTATGTCTGCATAATGACATATAGTTCTAAAGTCTATTGAGTTACCAATAAGCCACTCTATAGCACTACGTTTATCTATAATATAATATTTGTTTAAACCATCATACATTGCATCATGTATTGCCTGATTAATTACAGCTCTAAATAATATTAACTCAGGACTTTTCATCTATAACTTCATACGTCATTCGCTGCTCTACTGAGTCAGCTTCTTGCCAGTTTAAAGTTGTAGTATCTATAGCATTTAAAATTTTTAATGCTTCTTCGTCTGACGTTGCATTGACAAATATTTCTGTATAAGCAGGAAGTATAATCCATTTCTTAAACTTATAAATCATATATTGTTTTTACGTCTACTCGCTTCTAATGTTCTAAAGAGATCTATAATAAGACCTTCTTTATCACGTTTGTTTTCTAATGTAGAAGATTTAACTTCTGCTTCAAACAATTCATTTACTGCAGATTTATATATATCACTTGCATAATACGATTGTTCTTTAGCAGATATACTTTTATCTTCTGAATTACCAGTTATATGTAATGCTTTTTTACGTTTAAGTAATCTATCAAGATACTTAACATTAGCATTAGCTTGTGCATTACTCTCATCTGTTTCAGATAAAAATGCTAACGCTTTTTCTAATCTTTGTTCTGTAATCATTCATTCTCCTTAGTTGGTTTACAATATGTTAACATAACTTGGTATTCTTCTTTATCTATTTTATAATACATATGTCCCCATACTTCTCCATTACCTACTTTGTAATTTGGATTTTCTTTAAAATAAGTATTCTGTTCAACATATTCATCACAAGATTTATAGTCAATAAATTTCTCTTTAAGAATATATTTCATACCTAATTTTTCTGGACTTATTTCTTGTGGTATCATTAACATCATTAATAATTCAAACATAAATTCCTTATAAATAAAAAGGCACTACTACATAGGTCTTTAACCACTTTGTAGCAATGCCTTATTTTCTAACTCAAGGGAGTAAAGAAACTGTTAAAATGGTGCGTCATCCGATAGCATTTCTTCAACACTATTGGCTTTAGCTTCTAATACTTTTCTTACCAGATTATCAATTTGTTGAAATTCTGATTCAGTTGGTATTTTGCCACCTGACATATAAGAACCTATTAGATTACTCATAGTTAATCTGTATTTTTCTGAAAATTGATCAACAACATTTCTAACTGATTGAACTCCAGTAGCACTAACTATATTTGGTGCAGCATTAGAATTATCTGATACTTCACTTAAACATTCTATTCTACTTGCAGTTTGATATTGTTTACCAGTTTTACTTGTTCTTACTGGCTGTGCATCAATTTTAAGTCTTGCTCCCTTCGGCCATCTTGATGAGCCTAAAGCTTCACCATATATAGTCATGTCTGTACCATCATCTTTAGTGATGTAAACAGTAACTTGACCATCATCTTTCTCAAATGCTTTTTTAAATGAGCATTCAAATGTCTCGTGTTCCATATTTGTCCTTTTGTTTATTTGTTTTATTATATTTCCAAACTTTTGCATTTACATTTTATAACTTATTTCCAAGTATCTTGCCATACTTTTTTTGCAAATACTTTAATTGGATCATTGTCGCCTTTACCCCATCTAAAGTTATCCATAACTAAAGGGTACATTTTTACAATATCCTCTTTAGTTTTGGCTATATCCAAGATATGTTCTATAATACTCATAGCTTGTATAATGGTCTCTAAATGACCCTCTCTGCCCTCCATATCCACGCTGTAAACGTCCTTGATAGAACAATAGAGCAATGCAGTCGGTTTATTGAAAAGGTCTTTGTAAAGGGCTTGTTGACGCAAATCAGCGTCTTTTGGATACCATCTGCTATCAATAGCACCAGATTTAAGTCTTTTAATGTAAGCAGTAGCTTTAGTATCTATGATTACATCATCAAACTCAAAGTCAGTTTTACCTATAACGTCATACTTTAATCCATATTTTTCGCCAGGTATTTGTTTTTCATTTTGATAAGAAACAATTTTTCCAAATTGTGGAAGTTCTTTAACAAACTGAGTAGCAATTATACCAGACCAAAGGCATTCGTCATCTGACTCATCACCATTATTTTTTAGGTATTCGGTTTTTGCATAATCTATGATAACTTCATCATCAGTGATTTGGTTTTGCAAAGCGTGTTCTGCTGCAGCTTCAGCAGTACTACCCATTATCATTCTGGCATTAGCTTTAGAATCAAAATCATATAAATTATTTATAATCCAATGAGGTGGACTATCAATAAAACTATTAGTTTTTGAAGCACTATGTCTATATTCAATCTTCATGTTTATCTCCTTATGGTTAATAATATTCAAAAGTATTGTAGTTCATCTTATAATGTATCTGTAGATATATTAAAAGGTAAAAGAACTGTTGGTAATAGTAACGAATATAAAATATATAATTTATGTATTTTACTTTCTTGGCTATTGCACCCTACACAAGTGTATGGGTGTAAGAGCACTATTGCTCGTTTACATAATTGTAATAAAAACAGAGTTTATAGACTTAATAATCTATACAATAAAAACAAAAAATTTAGATCTTTTGTTGATAATGCAATAGAAGATTATAAAATATCTTATGCGTCAAATAGAAAAGCCTGAACTAATATCTACAATTCTAGACAAACGTAAAGTATGGTTAAATATACGTGAGTCTCGTTTAATGTATATGTTTCATAGAAAGCTTATATCTATTGAAGAATATGAGGCTGGATCTAGGTATCGTCTTATGTGTGAACTTCAAGGTGGTGGTACTGGCAATGTTCTAAAAGAACGTATTGATGGCACCAACACAGATTTTATTACATCATCTCTTGGAGCTGCATTAGCAGTCAAAGATGTTGATGATGAGATAGGCAAAAGATTATCTAAAATTATGAAGTTGTTTTGTCATTTTAATTTTGGTATCATTGAGATAGCATATAATTTAAATATGTCAGAACGCAGAGCATCTAACAACGTACATGAAGGACTATCTAGTTTAGCAATTTATTATGGCTACAAAAAAGTGCACAATACTATCAGAGGACAAGGTACAAAGAATCAAAGACAAAGAGTACCTAAAATGGGTAGCATCTAATCCATGTATACTTTGTCAAAATACTCAAAGCCAAGCTCATCATGTTACATTTGCTATGCCTAGAGGTTTCTCACAGAAAGTTGGAGACCAATATACTGTACCTCTTTGTTATAAACATCATCACCAATTACATACAAATGGTATGAGTGAAAAAGATTTTTGGCTTAAATTAGACATAAATGCTGTTGATATATGTGGTAAATTTTACAATCATTACCATGATATGTGGAAAAATAAGAACTTTTTTTATGATGATTCTATGCTTTGGCGTACTGTTTATGACGAACTTGTACCTAAGATACAAAATAACATTGATTTTTTACTGCAACCCAAATAACTAATATAAATATCCTCGCCAGAGGTACGTAATTATGACTAAGATTTTAAAGTTTCCTAAAAGAATTAAACCTTATTCAGAAACTTTTTTGACTAATGTAAAACCTGCAGCTATTGGAGATTTTATTAAAGGTCAACACCCTGATATGTCAGTTAGAGCTGCCGATGCTATGGCTCTTGCAATTATTTACAGCACATACCTACAATTAGTATTTGATGAAGAAGGTCACAAAGTACCTGACAACATCATGGATGCATTAGACGAAAACGATCATTCAACATTTATATGGGCTGCACATGACAAAAAAACGTTACACTAAAAAGAAAATATCTTTCTCACAAGATTCTCATACATTACCTTATGACAAATACAGAGTTGAGTGGGTTGACTGTGTAAGTGATTCAGGTTGGGCAGAAAAAAAAGAATTTACTAATATGAAATTAGCTAATCCTGTTAACGAAGGTTGGCTGTTCTCTAAAGACAAACACTCTATTAAATTGTTTGCAGCATATATTGAAGAAGATGGATCTTATACTTATGGAGATCGTACTAATATTCCTACATCTTGGATTGTAAAGATGACTAAAATCTAACCTACTCCTCCTTGGGCCTTTATCTAGTATAGGTACACTTACAGAATCTTAAACTAGAAATACCATTGTAAGTTTACAAGTCCGAATAAGCAGGTTAAATTTACAAGCCAGACAGTCTCCCATCTGGCTCTATCTAAAATAGGTAAAAGGTTGCGAACCTTTCTTTATTATCAAAACCTAATCAGAATTTTTAAATACCTTTTGTAGTATACATATCATTTACTTTATTAGCTTCTTGCTGAGCTTTAGATCTTAATGGATCTGTGTATACTTCTTCTACTTTAATAGTAGAGTTTTCAATAATACGTTTTCGTGTAGCAGCTATTTCTGCTTTAACATGATCTTTAGCGTGTTCTAATACTTCAACTAATTTAGGAAAGTTAGTTTGATAAATTCCATAGATAGTCAAATCATTAATTGCTGTCGCTACTCTTTGTAGACCTCTTTGACGTTTTTCTAGTCTCAGAATCTCGCTGTCTGGCATTATCATTTTCTTCCATCTCCTTTATTGTACGTTTTAGTTTATCTATTTCTAATTGCTTTCCAGCAAGTATCATTTTAAGTGCTCTTTCATCCATGGTCTCTTACCTCTGTTAAATGTGTGTCTAATTGTTCAGACAATTGTTCATATTCTACAATCCATTCTTGCAAAATCAAGGAATGTTTATCATGTAAAAATCCACACTCTATAGCATTTCCAAGCATAGCTATTGATTCTTTAGCATCAGATAACTGTTCTACCATTTTATCTATTTCATGTTTTTTAGCTTTATTTTTAGATATAACTTCTAAATGTTCTTCTTTAAGTTCTGTCATTTTACATCCTTTTTATATACAGGTTCATCAGCTGCTATTTCAACAGCAGCTCTAGCAGCATTAAGTTTATCATTTAAAACTGTATCTAAATTATTTTTTATAGATTCATATTTTAATTGAGTTAGCTGATGTTCTTCTTTTTCTAAATCTAAATCTTTACGAAGTTTTAATACTTCATCAATTTGAGATTTAAGTTTTACTCTTAGATTTTCTACTAATTGATTACATTCTTGTAACATAGTATCTAACTTTATTTCTTTATCATCACGTAGTTTCATTTTGCTCCTTTTGTATAACACATACTATACCATGTAATACAGATCCTGGCAATGCCATATGACCTGTTTTATCTTGCCATTTTTTCCAAGCTACAGTAGCTCCTATATTTGGTTTAGCAGATTCTTTCATAAGAAATTCTTCGTCAAAATATATATCTACATATCCATCTTTTCTGTTAGAATAATGTGGATAATAAGCTTTAGACATTTCAATCATTTCACAACTTATGTGTGAATACATATCTTGAAATGTAGGTTTTTGTTTATAATCAAATGATACAACTGTATTATCTGGTTCTATTACGTGTAATTTATACATTATTTATCCTGCTGGTTGGTTAGCTAATTCTAAAAATATTTTCCATTCTGATCTATTTTCAAACGCACATGAATCAAATATGTTATATACTTCATCTGCACCACACGCATCTACAAATAAACTTATTTTGTTTTTAGTATTATAAAATATATAAACACTATCATGTGTAGCTTCTGGAGCTATATTTACTATTTTTGATTTTTTCATTATTTATCCTTTATTATTTGTTTAATTAAATCTTCTTTTAATTTTTTATGTAACATATTTTGTATTTGTTTATCTTCATTTTTTTCTTTTTTAGTTTTTTTTTTAGAACTAAAAGTTTCAAAATGTACATGATTTTTCATCCATTTATCTAATTTATCTGTTTTCATATTAATTTATCCATTTAGTTAATTGTTTGCTTACTAACTCTACATATCTAAACCATTCTAGTATAAAATTACGTTTTTTACCTGCACGTTCTTTAGTTACTTGTTTGATAGCTTTGTTAGTAGCCTTATCTAGTAAGTCTGTTTGTTCTTTAAGATTCATCTGCATATACCTCATCATCTTCTTTGTTGTATTTAATTTCTGCAATAACTTGCGTTTTACCTAATTGCGTATAATCTTTTACATAAGAACATACACAGTCTTTACCATCTTCAGTTACTAAATCTTGTTTGTTTTCTGCTAACCAAGTATTAAATGCTTCGTTTTCATCTTCAGCAAGTACTTGCCATTTAGTAACATATGTTGCTTCGTATTCTATTTCGTAAACTTTTTTACCTACATCTTTTTCAAAGAAGTATAATGCTTCATCTACCATAATTACCTTTCTGTTAGGCATAGCCCTGACACATGAGTGCCGGGCTTTGCCAATATTATTTATTTAGTTATAGCTAAGAACTCAGGTTTAGGAATAGTATTAGTATTAATCTTTTCCTTACCCATTTCTGTATTAAGTACACCCCATACAGTAGTCAAAGACTGACCTGCGTTAAGTAAATTTTTACAATACTCTTTAGACATATCTAACATTTGTATTGCTTTACCTCTTGGGCCTCCATAATAATCACGTTCTGTTTCTTCATGACATAACTTTTTAAGGAGTCTATCTAACTCATCAGGTTCTTTGATTAACGATCTCTCTATATCGTTTTTCCACTTTCTGATTTTTTTCCATTGATCAAGTTTATCTTCTAAAACATTGATTGCATTATCTAATTTACCTTTTTTCTCAAGTAAAATAGAATCCATTTCGTTTGCAAACTTTTTATGATCTTCATATAAAGTTCTAACTTCATCGTGCATTTTAGTAATTTTAAGTTTATCTTTAAACGCCTCGAAGTTATCTTCTGCTTCTTTGTCAATGGTATCTTGCATTTCAGTTTTTAAAACATTTTTTCTATCGTCATATTTTGTTTCAATGAAATGGTCTAGATAGTCTTTCTCATCTTGTCTTATAGGTGTTTTACTACTACTCATTTACAGCTTTCCTTTCTTCAGTTGCTTTACTAATATCTTGTAATGTTTCTGCAGATTTTCTAGCGTCTCTGCTTTTATCTAAAGCATTGTTAGTTGCTATAATCACAGTAGCTATACAAGATGTTTGGTTGTATGGTGGCAACGCTTTAAACCTTGGATCTGATGACATCAGTTGAAAAGTTTGAAAGTATTGTTCTACAAACCATTTAGTTAGTGGCATTACTTTAGTAGCTACTCTTTCATTAATTGGTGCTTTTACTGTCTCCATTGTTTTCCTCCTTTCTTTTAATTTCAATTGGTACTTCAATCTTTTCAGGCATATTAGCCTCAACAGATTTCCATGCACCAATACATATTCTTAATGGTAATGTAATAGTCTTAACTATTACTTCTCCTATTTTTTCTATACGCTTCATGTTCCTCCTTTAGTTTGGTTAATCGTATGTATTTACTTTTTGTTTGATAATATTCATTATCAAATTCTTGACTTCCAGGAATTGGATCGACATCTTCGATGAGCCAATTCCAAGCTTTCCTGATGGCTAAACCACCAATAGTATAAGTAACAAATCTAACAACAGAAATAATTCCATTCATTAATCTCCTCTCATTTGGTTTAATAGTATTTTATATTTAGGATTAGTTTGTCTAGTTAAGTAGTTATGTTTACCTACATTATCTATCTTTTCCCAAGCTCTTGTTATCTGAGATATACGTAGTGGGTATGGACTATCATCCTCAAAAGGATCTATAGTTTTCATCCACTCATCAAATATTGCTTCTGGTTTAGTAACAGCAAACAAATTTAAATCCCAACGTTTTTGGTTACATATATCTATTAGATGATCTCCAGGTAATCTGTTAATACATCTTTCATATTTTTGTATTTGTTGGAATGTTACTTCTATACATTGTGCTATATTTTTTTGTGTATAACCATTCCACACTCTATGTAATGTCAATATTTTAGCAATATTAGCATTTATATCACCTTTGTGTGGTGTACGTTTACATTTACCCATTGTTACCTCCATATATTTTATTTAATACCAGCAGCTCACGCTTGTCGGAGCCTGATGGTATGGTTACTACTCTAATTGATAGTTTCTTATCTCTATATATTTTAACTATCTGTATATATCCTCTCTTTGGATATAATATTGGCAGGTGGATTACTTTAAGAAAGTATTTTTTCCACCACAGTATGTTCTCTAGTCTTATTGAGCCTGTAAAGTCTTGGTTATACAGCAGCTTTACTGCTCTGCTTAGATTTATTGGATTTTCTCGAAACTTGTTTTCTAGTATTACTCTGAACATAATTAACCTCTTTATTGTTAGTAAATCCACTTATCCATAGCATATGTTCTGCCCATGCTTTAGCTGTCCAATGTTTAGGTGTTTTAGTTTTTTTCATTTACACTCCTTTGCAAATTTATTTCTATCTTTTTCTAAAGCGAAATAAGTCATATTTTCATGTCTTAAAGTATGATTAATTCTATTTAATAAAGTTTGAAGTCTTATTCTTTTTTTTCTTTGCATTTCATTATCCCATATCCATATGGTACAATCTACTTTATCAGTCATGCTTTCCTCACTCTCATTACTCTATATTTGCTATCCCAATAGGCATCTTCTTTGCCCATCATTTGCATAGCAAACTTTTTTTCTACATTTCTGTGATTACGCCAGTAACCATCTGTTTGGTCTACTTCATCAGGTGTCATAACTATTCTTTTAGTTCTAACGAATCTACCTGTCTGGGTGTTGTAATCTTCGTGTCTATTAACATAATCAACTTTATATACTATTAAGTTTCTAGTCATTGTCCTCCTTTGGTATGGGTATATCGCCCAATTTTTGAGCCATAAGCATAATTGATGCTTTACACTCACTAGCTGTTAATAAATCAAACGCAGCCATTCTATATAGTAATGAGCACTCTCGTTTATCAAAGTCGTATTCTATACTATCCATTAGCTTTACTCTAAGGTTATCAACCTCTGATGGTGTAGCATTTACTATTTGTGATATATTCATATAGTTTCCTTATTTTGACATTTGTTACAAATAAAACCATACATACCTGGTACACCATGCTCTTGTTTACACTCATGGCACAATACTATGGGTATATATTTACTATATACATCACTCCAGGCACATATTTTATTGTCAATTAATTTTAATTCATTAAACATAATATCCTTTCAGTTAATATATATTTATAAGGTAATCCCCCTTACTAGAAGGGGGGTGTACCCAATTATCTACTTTTTAGCTAAGATTTCATTCATCTTGCTATCTAAAGTTTCAATCTTGTTATGTAAACTTTTAACAAGATCATACTGTGCTTTAGGCATATACTTGTGAGGATTAGCCTTAACGTAAGCTATTCTGTCCTCAACTGATTTAGATTCAGTATATGGTATAAACGATTGTTGTTCAGTTGTCATAATTAACTCCTATTGTTGACAATTATTATTATTACTTGTTGTAATAATAATTGGTTTATTTAATATTCTATTCATTTCTTTATCTCTCTCTATTAGAACAGAATTTTCTGGAAAAGGGAACTCATACTGAATAAGCTTATAATTACTATGTTTCTCAGTATCTCCCTCTATTCTTTGCATAACTTCGTATGTTATCATATCTCCTCATTTGTTCGTGGTAAGGCTCTTAGTAAACAAACCATACCTGTTATTGTTAATAATAAGCCAGTCCAAAAGTCTAGATGTATCATTAAGATTACACCTAGAAAGGACATAACAAAGCTACTTAGTATAGCCAGTAGTCCTATCCATATGTGAAATGTCATATTATTTCTGGGCTAGTTTAAAAGTATTGTATAGATTGTATGCTACTACACCACTTATTAACTGACCAATTATCATTATAGCTAACCATATACATAGTAAGCTTATCATTATAGTACTTAACATATCTTATCTCCTATTGGTTAAGCTATACACACACACATTAATATGTCTGGATATAGCACTTATTTATGTTGCTATTAATATTACTAACAATCAGGTTATTCAGTAATATCAACAGGTTAAATCATTATCGGTAATCAACTAATCAATCGACAAGCGAGAGTTAGTCAACTACCAATATATAATAACAACTTATAACGCTGTCACTTGCGACAGCGATTATCAGTTGACACAACAGAACTAAATTAATAACAGCGAGCAACAGCGAGCTGAGAACATAACAACAATAAGAAAAACCAGGGGTTTTACAATCACCCCTTCGTCATGATAGTCGTAGAACTATCTGACAATAGGGGGGTTTTGTACAGCACCATAACAAGAAGGGGCTATCATTATGATACCAGCAGTAGCAGCAGGGACTATGGGATTAAGAATCCTTAAGACCCTATACAAAGGCAAAAAAAAGATAGGTGCAGCGTCTAAAATGGCAGCTGACAAAGCAGGAAAAGCAGGATTCACAGGTACTAGCAAAGCTATTACAGGTGCATCTAAGAAAATACACTCAGGATCAAGACAAGTAGGCAAATTCGTTAAGAAAAACCCTAAAACGTCATCATTTGCAGGTGGTGTAGCGACTATATCCTTCCTTGACGATTAATAATGGCTAAGCAAAAGTTTACCCATTTCGTACCTAGGGAAAAACCTAAGAAAAGACGTGGAATCCACAAAAAATCGAAATCGAAATCGGAAAAACTACAGCAAAAGCTAACAAGATACAAAGGACAAGGCAGATGAAAAGTAATTATCTAAAACTACCCATATTTAAAATTGACATTAAGAAGCAATTAGATAAAAGAAAGCAGTTTAGTAAAGACTTGAAATCTAAAAAATTTCGAAAGTCGAATAAAATAATAGAATACACTAAAAGGTTTATATAATTATGGCTAAAAAAGGATTATACGCTAACATTCACGCAAAGCGAAAGAGAATTAAGGCAGGATCAAAAGAAAAAATGCGAAAAAGAGGTGCCAAAGGTGCACCAACTGCATCTAACTTTAGGAGAGCAGCTAAGACTGCTAAGAAATAATGGCAAAGACAGCAGCATGGCAGCGTAAAGAAGGCAAGAACCCAAAGGGGGGTTTGAATGCTAAAGGTCGTGCTAGTTATAAGAGACAAACTGGGGGAACATTAAAAGCTCCTAGTAAAAAAGTAGGAAACAAACGTAGAGCTAGTTTCTGTGCTAGAATGAAAGGCATGAAACGTAAGCTAACTTCTGCTAAAACAGCGAGAGATCCTAATAGCAGAATAAATAAATCACTAAGAGCATGGAATTGTTAACATTTGAATAGAAAAACTTCTTTTATATTTAGACTTAAATGTATTATAAAAAAATGTAGAGAATGTGGATTATTTGATATAGCAATTAAACTTAAAAAAAAATATGACAAAAAGATTAGAAAAATTAGCTGATGAAATGATGAGGTTGACTCCAGAAGAAGGAGAACAACTAGCATTAATCATTAAAGCAAAGGTTATGCCAGAGATGGCTAAGCAACAACAGCAACAGGGTTTGTTACAGCAGCAAAATCCTCAAGCTCAACAGCAAATGGCTATGATGGGTAAAAGACCACAACAAGGTCAAGTACCTATGCCTAATGCAAGACAAGCTGCACAACAAGGATTATTAAAATGAAAACACCCAAGCTAAGAGAAAGTTTAAGACGTAAAGTTTTTGGAACTGGTAATAAAAGATTAAAAACAATGAGAAAATTCTTAGGCCCAAAAGCATTAGGTGTTGGAGTTTTAGCATACGCAGGTAGTGTTGTTTATAAAAAGAAAAAAGAAAAACAAAATAAAGGATAATTATTATGCCAATGGTTGGAAAGAAAAAATACCCATACACTAAAGCTGGTAAAAAGAAAGCTAAGATGGCTGCTAAAAAAAGTGGCAAGAAAGTTAAGAAAGGTTACTAATGGTTAAAGGTGGAGATAAAGGTTTTACAAAAACACCAAAGAAGAAACCTTCTATATTAAAAAAAGCAGCTAAAACTATAGTCAAAAAAGGAATTAAATTTGCAGTAAGTCCATTAAGTCTTGGATTAGCTGCTGGTACTGTAGCTTTTAAAGGTATTAAAAAAGCTGGTAATGCTCCTGGTATAAAATTTTCTCAATATAGACAATTTGATAAAAGGGGCAGAAAGATAATTTAATGGTTGAAGAAGATAAAACATACGAAAACGAAGTTAAAGCAGAAAACCATGGTGGTAAAAGACCTGGAGCTGGTAGACCTGCTGGTGCAAAGACTAAAAAGAATTGGAAGTCTATGGAAGAAATGGCTGTAAAATACCAACATTCTCCTTTGGATTACCTATTAGCTGTGTTAAACAATCCTATGAGCTCACCTGAACGTAAAATGTATGCAGCCGAAAAAGCAGCACCATTTGTTCATCCAAGGTTAGCATCAACAACATCTAAAATAGGAACAGATGAACCAATTGCAATCAAAGTCTCCTGGCAAAAAGACGACTAAGAAAAAAGTCACTCAAGTAGAAATACCATATAAGCCTAGACCTTACCAACAAGACGTACATAATTCACTTAAAAGATTTAGTGTTCTAGTATGTCATAGAAGATTTGGGAAATCAGTACTAGCTATTAACGAATTAATTAAAACAGCAGCAGACAAACCAAGATCTTTATGTGCATTTATAGCACCGACTTATCGTCAAGGTAAAGCAATCGCTTGGGAATATTTAAAATTTTATACAAAACCATTAATGCAATTTGGTGGTAGTAGAAATGAAACAGAATTAAGAATAGATCTATTTAATGGTGCACGTATACAAATATTTGGTGCAGATAATCCTGATAGTATTCGTGGTATGGGGTTTGATAAAGTTGTTATGGACGAATACGCAATCATGTCTCCTAGAGTGTGGACCGAAATTGTAAGACCAGCAGTATCAGATAAATTAGGATCAGTTTTATTTATAGGTACGCCAATGGGACATAACCAGTTTTGGGAAGTATTTGACTTTGCACAACGTGGTCATAAAGATTGGTATGGTAAGTTATATAGAGCATCTGAAACACAAGTAATACCAGATGACGAGTTAGAACAAGCTCGTGCTATAATGACTGAAGAACAGTATCAGCAAGAATTTGAATGTTCATTTACAGCAGCAGTATCAGGAAGTTATTATGGAAGATTAATAACTAAAGCAGATAAAGAAAAAAGAATTGGTGAAGTACCTGTAGATGATTCAGTTGGAGTAGAAACTTGGTGGGATCTCGGAATTGGAGATTCAACTGCAATATGGTTTGCACAAAGAGTTGGAAGTGAAATTCATTTGGTAGACTATTACGAAACTTCAGGAGAATCATTAGCACACTACGCAGATATATTAATGGAGAAAGACTATGCTTATAGCAGACATATAGCTCCACATGATATAATGGCACGTGAGCTTGGAACAGGTAAGTCAAGATTAGAAGTTGCAAATGAATTAGGTATTGACTTTGAAGTAGCACCTAGACTAGAAGTAGATCATGGAATTGAATCTGTGAGAAATACTTTAAAAGATTGTTATTTTGATAGAGTTAAATGTAAAACAGGATTAGATGCTTTGAGACAGTATCGAAAACAATGGGACGATAAGAACCAAGTGTTTAAGAATAAACCTCTCCATGACTGGTGTTCTCACGCAAGTGATGCATTTAGATATGGGTGTGTACATGATCCTATTGATACAACAGAATGGGATAAACCAATTAATATAGATACAAAATACGTAGTATGAAAAAATCAAATCAAGAAATATTATCAGTTTTAAGTAGAGAAATACATAATGCATCAGGTTATATAGGTGGTGAATTAGTAGCTAGAAGAAAAAAATCATTAGAATATTATTTAGGATCACCTCTTGGAAATGAACAAGAAGGTAGATCTCAAGTAGTATCTAACGATGTTTTAGATACAGTAGAAAGTTTAATGCCATCATTGATGAGAATATTCACATCAGGTGATAATGTATTTAATTGTGAAGGCATGGGGCCTGAAGATGAAGAAATAGCTAGACAATGTTCTGACTATTTAAATTACATATTTTACAAAGAGAACGATGGCTTCTTAGCTTTATATACAGCATTTAAAGATGCACTAATCCAAAAGAATGGAATCCTAAAAGTATATTGGGATGATGCACAGAAAATTGAAAGAGAAGAATACTCAAGATTAACTGATGATGAGTTTAATGACTTAGTCTCTATGGATGAGATTAAAGTTAAAAACCACACAGAGTATGAAGAAAAAATTACTGACGAAGCAGGTAAAGAGATAGATGCAATTAAACTACATGATGTAGTTATTCATAGAACAAAAATTCATGGTAAAGTAAAAATAGAACCAGTACCACCTGAAGAATTTTTAATTGAAAGAAGATGTAAGTCTATTGATACTGCAAACTTTGTTTGTCACAGAGTGAACAAAACAAGAACAGAATTAGTTGAGATGGGTTACGATAAAGATTTAGTAGACTCACTACCAACAGGTGATGGAGATTATTATACTGAAGATAAATTTACTAGACACCAAAGCGTAGATTTTTCACATGGAGAATCTGATGGTGATAAAAGTACACAAGATGTTTTAGTTCATGAATGTTATGTAAGAATGGATGTAGATGGTGATGGTAAAGCAGAACTATTAAAAATTTGCGTAGCTGGTGATGCTAAAAAATTACTTGATATAGAAGAAATAGACACAATGCCTTTTATATCTATGACTCCAGTTATTATGCCACACAGATTCTATGGAAGAAGTGTAGCTGAATTAGTTGAAGATATACAATTAATTAAATCTACTGTAATGAGACAAATGTTAGATAATATGTATCTAACAAATAATAATAGAGTTGCAGTACAAGATGGACAAGTTTCTATGGATGATCTTTTAACAAATCGTCCTGGAGGAATTGTAAGAACAAAACAACCTCCTCAAAATGTTATGATGCCTATACAGGCACAACCGATTACTGAACAAGCAAGTGGTATGTTAGCCTACCTAGATTCTGTTAAAGAAACTAGAACAGGTGTTACAAGACAATCACAAGGGCTAGATGCAAACACATTAAACAATACAGCAACTGGCCAGAACCAAATTCTGACACAATCACAAATGAGAATGGAGTTAATCGCCAGAATCTTTGCTGAAACTGGTGTAAAAGATCTAGCCTTAAAAATGTTTGAACTTACTTGCAAGTACCAAAATAAAGAAAAAATTGTAAGAATCAGAGGTAAATACATACCTATGAGACCTTACGAATGGAAAGACAGAGTTAATATAACAGTTTCTGTAGGATTAGGAACTGGATCAAAAGAACAACAGTTGATATTAATGAATGCAATATTAGAAAGACAAATGTCTGCAATTAATTTACAACAGAATGTTCATGGCCCAATGGTTAATCTTAGAAATATTTATAACTCTTTGAAAAAATTAGTTGAAAACGCAGGTCTAAATAGTATAGAACCTTACTTTATGGATCCACAAGTCGGAGCAGCTCAAATGCCACCACTACCTCCTAAACCACCAACTGAGTTTGAGAAGGTAACTTTAGCCCAAGTACAAGGTGAAAACCAACGTGCACAGTTAAAAGCTGAAACAGAAGCTAAAGGTTTGGAAGGCAAAATGAGACAAGCACTTTTAGATTACGAACTAGCAATCAAAGAAATGGAATTGAAATACAATACTAAGATTGATGAACTAGAACTTAAACGAAGATCCATGTTAGAACAAACTGATTTACAAAAATCAGGAGATTTAATGGGACAAATAGTAAGAGGACAAAAACAATTCTTTAATAATGGACAAGGAAATATTGATAAGGGAGGGCAAGAGAGCCCAGCAGCTGCTGGACGATCCCCTTCTAAAGACAGCATTTAAAGATCTCTTAGAAATTTATAGACAAGAGATTTTTAATACATCTTTCGCAGATGATGACAAGCGAAGAAACCTTTGGGTAGCCTTTAATATGGTAGAAAAAATCCAAGGGCATTTACTTAGCGTCATGTCTAGTGGAAAACTTGCTCAAGTAGATCTTGAGAATCTAAATAAACGAAGTTAATCTAACGAAACTTCAATTTCGTCAACCAATGAAAGGAACGATATGGCAGAAACAATAGAAGGTGCAGCTAATAAAATTTCAGGAATACTGAATCCTACAAAGGACACTCAAGTACCAGAAACTAAAGCAGAACCATCAGAACCAACTCCTGAGAAACAGGAAGTTCAAGAGAGTCAATCTGAGTCGAATGAAACTCCAGAAGAACAGGTTACTGAAAATACTGAGACAACAGAAGAAACACCAACAGAATTAGAGACACCAGAGCTCCACCGAGTAAAAGTAAGTGGTCAAGAGCTTGAGGTGAGCCTCGATGAACTGAAGGCAGGATATTCTAGAGACTCGGATTATAGACAAAAAACTCATACTTTAGGAATGGAAAAGAGAGATCTTGAAACTCAAAAGAATAGTTTGCGTCAAACTTACGACACTCGTTTATCAGAACTAAACGATTTAATTTCGACAGCTGATCAATTTGTACAACAAAAACAAGGTGGACAAGATCTTGCTAAACTTTATCAAGAAGATCCAACTGAAGCTGCTAAACTTGACTTTCAATTAAGACAAGAAAAGCAACACATTGAATCTTTAAAAGCAACTGCAAGACAAGCTCAGAACAAACAGTATGAGAATTACCTTGAAACACAAAAAGAATTAGCTGCAACAAAAATACCAGAGTTTAGCGATCCAAATAAAGCTGACTCTTTTAAACTTAATTTACGTAATTCGTTACGTGATTATGGTTTTAATGACCAAGAGATAGGTAGCCTTGCAGACCATAGATTTTTAATGGTAGCAAAAGACGCTATGAGTTTTAAGTCTCAAAAAGACAAAAGACCTATAGTATCTAAAAAGGTTGCTAATGCTCCTAAAGTTTTAAAAGCTGGTGTTGCTAAATCGAATGTTAGTTCAGGTAGAGAGGAAGTAAGAAATAAAATCAATACGCTAAGAAAGTCTGGTCATATAAGAGATGCCCAGTCTGCTATAGCCGATATGATTAATCTTAAATCTCAACAAAGGAAATAAACAATGGCACAACCAACTAATACGTTTGACACGTATGATTCAGTAGGCGAAAGAGAAGATCTTTCTGACGTTATCTACTCAATCTCACCAACAGATACGCCCTTCCTTAGTTCTGCAGCTAAAACAAAAGCAACTGCTGTAGTTCACGAATGGCAAACAGACTCACTTGCAGCAGCATCATCAAGTAATGCTGTTATTGAAGGTGACGAAGCAACTTTAGACGCAACAACTGCAACAGTTAGACTTTCTAACAGTTCTCAAATTATGGATAAAACTGTAGTTATTACTGGAACTCAAGAGTCTGTTGATAAAGCAGGTAGAGCATCTGAAATAGCTTACCAAATCGCTAAAAAAGCTAAAGAGCTTAAAAGAGATATGGAAGCAATGCTTACAACTAACAATGCAGAAGTTGCAGGAAATGCTACAACTGCTAGAGAAATGGGTTCTTTAGGAGCTTGGGTTATCACTAATGATAACAAAGCTGCTGATGGAACTACAGGATCTGGTATTGGAAACACTGCTAGAACTGATGGAACTCAAAGAGCTTTCACAGAATCACAATTAAAAGATGTTATCAAATCAGTATGGAATGCTGGTGGAGATCCATCTATGATTATGTGTGGCCCTTTCAATAAGCAAAAACTATCTGGCTTTACTGGTAATTCTACTAGATTTGACGCTGGTGCAGATGCAACTTTATACACTTCAGTAGACGTGTACGCATCTGACTTTGGTCAATTACAAGTAGTACCTAACAGATTCTCTAGAGATAGAGATGCTTATGTATTAGATATGGAATACTTCGGTGTTGCATTCTTAAGAGACTTCTCTATGCATGAACTTGCTAAGACTGGTGACTCAGAGAAAAGACAGCTTCTTGTTGAAGCAACTCTAGAATCTAGAAACGAAGCAGCTTCAGGATTAGTAGCAGACTTAACTACATCATAATAAATACACGTATATAGGGGAGTAACCTCAATACTACTCCCCTAGTACTTTTAAAACATTGAAGATCAGAGAGGGGTTATGATCGGAACAATGAGGAAACAAAATGAGAACATTAAACGACTATTTTATAACAGCAAAAATTGCAGACATTAGTACTGCATCAAGTACATTTGTACCAATCCCTGATGGTGGAAAAGTAATAAAAATTATTACTGCATTACAAGGTGCAATTGGCACAGCTAATGGAGGAATCACTTTTGAAATAGGTGGAACTGCTATTACAAATGGTGGAATTACTGTAACACAATCTGGTTCAGCAGCTGGAGATGTAGATACAGCAGTACCTACAGCAGCTAATGACGTTGCAGAAGGTGGTACTATCGAAATGATTACTGATGGTGCTTCAACTAATGCAATTGTACTTTACGTTACATTTGTAATTAGAAGATAATTAATTATGGGGATGGTAACATCCCCTAACAAAAGGAACAAAACATGAACTATGGATTAAGACATGGAGTTACACTTAAATTAACTTCAGGATCATCAAACACTAGAAGTGATGCTTTTACAGATGGAACAGAATATGTTAGAGTAGTTAGTACTATTGCTTGTCACATAGCAGTAGGTGTAGCTCCAACAGCTGCAGTTACTACACCATTATTACCAGCAAATGAAGTTGAAATTATTAAAGTATCAGCTGGAGAAAAAATAGGTGTATTAAGAATTGGTGGATCAGATGGAGAATTATACGTTACAGAACTAACTGAATAATTTATGGGTAAAGTAAGATCAGTTGAATATGATGCAGGTGTAAAGACTAAATACATCCAAGAGTCTGATGGTCAATTAACTATTAATAACTCTCAAGATGTAAACCCTTTATTAAAAAGAAATAAAGCATTATACAATCACGACTCTGGTTATATTTCTGGTGCTAAAGAAATGAAAAGAGTAGCAAGTATACCACCTTTAATACTTTCTATATGGGCTAAAGAATATAATGGAACTAATAACTGGTTTCAATTACCTAAAGATATACAAAGAAAAATTATGAGAACTAAACTAAACAGTAATGAGTTTAGATATTTTAGAACAGCTGAAGGAAATTTATAATGGCATTAACAACATTTTCAGGATTAAAATCATCTATAGCAGATTGGTTAAATAGATCTGATTTGACAACTCAAATTGCAGATTTTATTGCACTAACTGAAGCTGACTTTAATGCTAAACTAAGAATACGACAGATGGAACAAATAGATGCTATTACAATAGATTCTGAAACAGAATCTGTTCCTACTGGTTTTATAGGTGTAAGATCTTTTTATATACTATCAGCTAGTACCAAATATGCTTTGGAATATATAACTCCACATAATATGTTTGAGATTAAAGCTGGATCAACAACTGCTAGACCTAGAGTCTATACAATTGAAAGTGATAATGAAACAGAAACTTTACGTTTTGGGCCTTCCCCTGATTCTGCTTATACTGGGTACTTATCATATTATAAAAGTTTTGGAGCTCTTAGCGATTCTAATACAACAAATTACATTTTAAATAATCATCCAGGAATATATTTATATGGTTCATTATACCATGCAGCTAACTTTTTAGGTGGTATAGATCCTAACCAAGTACAACAATGGTTACAGATGTATATTGCAGCTATGGAAAGATGTGAAAATAATGACAAACAAGATTCGTATGGTGGAGCACCTGTTCAACAAAGAACAGATGTACAAACAGACTTATCATTTTATAGAGCTAGATAATGATTGATAAAAAAGAAAGAAAACAATTAAAAAAAGCATCAGCTCATCATTCTAAAAAACATATGAATATGATGGTTAAAGATATGAAAGCTGGTTTAAGTTTTAATAAAGCTCACAAAAAAGCTGTTAAAAAAGTAGGAAAATAATGCAAATACCTTTTGGAGAATGGCTACCTGATCAACCAGCACATGGTATGAAAGGTGCTAACGTAGCAACTAATGTTTATCATGCTTTGGGATCTTACAAAAGATTTCCATCATTAGTATCATATTCAGGTACATCAA